GTTCAGTAATGTATAGGTTCAATAGATTGCAAGACAGATTATACATCGATATTGATTGGGGTACAGAAGTGCAAGAAGGACAATTTGTTCTAGTAGAAGCATATCGTGTGCTCGATCCAACTGTGTTCACTAAAATGTGGGGTGAGCAATGGTTAAAACATTACACAACAGCATTGTTTAAAAAACAATGGGGTACTAATCTAAAGAAATTTAATGGTCTTCAACTTCCAGGTGGTGTAACGGTAGATGGCGATGGACTCTATAGAGAAGCCATTGAAGAAATGCGCAACTTAGAAGAAGACCTAAGAAATAAATCGGCACCACTTGAATTCTTTATGGGGTAATCTATGGCTAGAAATGTATACTTCAGCCATGGTACTAAAAACGAACAGTATCTAATTGAAGATCTGATTGTTGAGTCCTTGTCTATTTACGGACAAGACCTTTACTACATTCCAAGAACACTTATCGCTAAAGATGAGATTCTTGGTGAAGATCGTTTGAGCAAGTTTAAAACTGCATATCCAATAGAGATGTATTTCGAGAATGTGGATAACTTTGATGGACAAGGTCCATTCATTCAGAAATTTGGACTAATGAATGAGCAGTCTGCTACGCTTACCGTAGCACGTCGTCGTTGGGAGCAACTTGTTGGAAGATTTGGTCAGACCACTATTCCAAACAGACCAAACGAAGGGGATCTATTATATTTCCCTTTAACAAAGGGTATGTTTGAAATCAAATTTGTTCAACACCAAGATCCATTCTATCAACTTGGAAAATTGTATGTTTATAAATTACAAGTTGAGTTGTTTCAATATGCTTCTGAGAAGATTGATACAGGATTGCCGACACTTGATGCGTTTGAATCATTGAAGTCTTTTGACATCACAGTTAACTCAGATGTTCAGAAGTCTGATTCATATGGTGATAACACCAGATTTAAGACAGAAGCAGCGACAGCGTTATTTGATAAGAACAATCCGTTTGGAGATGTAAACTAATGTTAGTCGGTGATACATTCTATCATGGTATTATACGTAAGACTATCGTAGCCTTCGGTAGTCTGTTTAGTAACATTAAAATTGAACGCAAGATGAAAGACGGGACTGATGCGATTGCGCAGACTCTTAAAGTTCCTATTGCGTATGCACCAAAAGAAAAGTGGTTAGTGCGTATTGAGCAAGATCCAACGCTGGAAAACTCAACCTATATAACACTGCCTCGAATGTCTTTTGAGATTACTGGTATCTCATATGATGCTACCAGAAAACTGAATAGGATGAACCAGTTGGCTTGCTATAAACCAGCAACCACTGGTCCTGGCGCTACACCAGAATCATATACAAGAATGTATACGCCAGTTCCATACAATATAGATATATCTCTATATGTATTGACAAAAACACAAGAAGATGCTATGCAAATTGTAGAGCAGATTCTTCCATATTTTACGCCAGAGTTTACGCTATCGCTGAAGTCTGTGCCTGAGATGAATGTTGTAACAGATGTTCCAGTTATTTTGAATTCGGTTTCAGTTCAAGATGACTATGATGGCGATTTTCAAACTAGAAGGTTTGTGACTTATACTCTTACCTTTAGTTTAAAAGTTAATTTGTTTGGACCTACCGATACTGGTGGACCAATTAAGAAAGTATATGTGCAAACTGTGGGCGATGTTAAACCACTATATACTGCTGAACAAGCAACCCCAATTGCTACTGTAAATGAGAATTGGGATGAGGATAATTTCTAAGGAGTAAGACGAAAATGGCAAAACAACTAATTAATGTTGGTACTACACCAAACGATGGTACTGGTGATACACTCCGTGATGCTGGTATTAAAGTTAACAGTACATTGACAGAACTGTATGATGCTCTTGGTGGTTCTGCTGGCGCAACTACTTTAAAAGTTAATACTGCAGGAGCGAGCACAGGCGATGCTCTGCGTTGGAACGGAACATCTTTTGTTGCGCAAAGTATCGCAACCGATACCAATACGCAGTATGCTCTATCAGCAGAATCTGCAACAGGTGGTGTTAACTTACGTTTGACTGGTACCGATGCATCTCAAGATAACGTAAAACTCGCTTCAGGAACTAACATGACTGTTGTTAGAACTGATGCTGATACTATTACGTTAAACTCTACTGACACCAATACTACATACAATTTAACTGCAGAAACATTATTCGCTAACCAAATTACATTAAGATTAGCGTCTTTAAATCCATCTGCAAACAATGACTTAGCTGTTATTGCTGGCGACGGTATTACCTTAACATCTTCTGTAAATACAGCATATCAAATTAACAACGATGGTGTTAGAACAGTAAATGGTGCAAAGGGTAATTTATTTTTACAACCTGCTATAACATTTAGTTTTGGTGGTGCGACCACTACTGAATATGTTGTTACAGGCACTGGTATGCCTACAGCTGGTCTTTCTGACCCAACTCTATTTGTGTACCGTGGATTTACTTATCGTTTCACAAATACACGTGCTGGTCAAATTTTAGAAATACTAGATAGTTCTAACGTAGCACCTGCTACAGCCTATATTTCTTCTACTGGCGCAACAAGAAACGAAGCTGACCAAAACGAAACTGTTACATTTACCATTCCTATGGACGCAGCTACAGGAGCTACATTTAAGTATCGCAGTAAATCAAACCCAGCAACAATGCTAGGGACTATTACTGTAGTATAATGGCTGAGCATTATAATTCGAATTCTTCGTTAAAAGCTGCTGGTGTAAAATTACAGTTTACACCTGAGCAGATACAAGAATACGTAAAATGCTCACAAGACCCAATTTATTTTATTGATAATTATTGCTATATTGTAACCCTCGATGAAGGGTTACAACCATTTAAACTATATGAATGTCAAAAAGAAAAAGTTGATCTAATCCATAATCACCGTAAGGTTATTTTGATGGAAGGTCGTCAGCAAGGAAAGACAACTACCTCTGCTGCATATATTCTATGGTACACGATATTTAACGATAGTAAGACTGTTGCTGTTCTGGCTAACAAAGCAAAGACAGCTCAAGAGATTTTATCACGTTATCAGTTAATGTTTGAGAACTTGCCTATCTGGTTACAACAAGGCGTAACCACTTGGAACAAAGGTGATATTGAATTAGAAAACGGTAGCAAGGTTTTTACTGCAGCGACTACTATCTCAGGTATTCGTTCTAAGTCGGTCAACTTACTGTATATTGACGAAGCAGCAATTATTCCTAATCAGATTGCTGAATCGTTTTTTACATCTGTATACCCTACTATTTCTGCTGGTAAAACTACTAAGATTCTGATTACATCTACGCCACTTGGCTATAATCATTTCTGGAAATTTTGGAATGATGCTGAGCAGGGAAGAAATGACTTTAAGAGTTTGTTTATCCCCTACTGGAAAATTCCTGGAAGGGATGAAGTATGGGCTGAGGAACAAAGAAGGCAGCTTGGCGAAATTAAGTTTAACCAAGAAGTTCTTTGTAAGTTTTTGGGTTCTGCCCTTACCCTCATCGCTGCCGATACTATTGCGCAAATGTCGCCAATGCCATGGGTGTTTAGAAAAGATGGCTTTGACGTAATAGACGTTCCAAAAGAAGGGCACGTCTATACATTAGTAGCTGATATTGGGCGAGGGGTGGAAGGCGACTATTCAGCCTTTACCGTAACAGATGTGTCAGAAGTGCCATATCGCATTGTAGCTAAATATAGAAATAATACTGTTAGTCCCATGTTCTACCCTTCTATTATTGAAAAGGTTGCAAGGGAATATAATAATGCCTTTGTCTTGGTTGAGCAAAATACTAGCGACCAAGTCACAGATATTTTATACAACGAATTAGAATACGAAAATTTATTGTTCGTCAATAGAACTACCAAAGGTCAATTTATTTCTGGTGGTTTTGGTGGTGGTAAATCTCAATTAGGAGTTTTTACAGATAAAGCAGTCAAAAGACGTGGCTGTATGAATCTGAAAACTTTGATTGAAGAAAAGAAATTGTTAGTCACTGATTATGATACAATTTCTGAAATTTCGACCTTTATCGAATCGAAGGGTTCCTTCGCTGCAGATGATGGTTATAATGACGATCTTGTCATGACTTTGGTTCTTTTTGGGTGGTTAACAACCCAGCCATATTTTAAAGAATTAACTGATATTAACATGAGAACTGTTATATACGAAAAGCAAATACAAGCAATAGAAGAACAGTTAACTCCATTCGGGTTTATTTCGGATGGAAGGGAAGAGGAAGTTGCACCGTTGAATTTCTAAAAATGCGAAATTACTAAATAATACTATGCAGTCCGTGCTCCTCAGCAAACAAAATAACATGTATATGTAATAAGGAGAATTACAATGCCTTTCCAACTTAGTCCTGGCGTTGCAGTCGTAGAAAAAGATTTCACTTCAATCGTTCCAGCAGTTTCAACTTCTGCTGGTGCTTTTGCTGGCGCATTTGCTTGGGGTCCTGTAGAGGATCCTGTTCAGATCGCTTCTGAAAATGAACTTGTTGACAGATTCGGTAAGCCGACTGACAACAACTTTATCCCTTTCTTGACAGCAGCAAACTTTCTATCATACGCAAATAACCTATTGGTTGCCCGTACTGATGGTACAAACTTAAAAAATGCTGTGTCATCTGGCACACCACTCGTAGTAAAAAATGCTGACCAATATGCTACCAGCTACTCAACTGGTCAAGCAGCTGTAGGTGAATTTGCTGCAAAATATCCAGGAACATTGGGTAATTCGCTACAAATCATCATGGTCGATAAAGACTCTTGGAGCGGATTTCAAACTGCTCAACCAGCAATCGCTGCACAGTTCGACTTTAGCCCAGACACTTCACCTTATGCAAAGAACGCAGGTAAAACTGCAGCAGAAGACGAAGTGCACGTTCTTATCCTCGATAAGGATGGCGCATGGTCTGGTACAGCAGGAACTGTTCTAGAAAAATTCGTTGGTCTATCAAAAGCATCTGATGCTAAGAAATTAGATGGATCAAATAACTTCTACAAAGATGTGCTTAACAGCCAATCTAAGTATATCTGGTGGATGGATCACTCAACTGCTATTGGCGCAACTGGTGGCAACTGGGGTACTGCTATTACTTCATTAGCATCAGGAACACAATACAAAGCACTTACTGCTGCTCTAGATATTACTCTAACAGGTGGTGCTGATGATTTCACTCCAACTGCAGGTAATCAACAAACAGCATACTCAATCTTCGCTAACGATGAATTGTATGACATTTCATTAGTAATCGCAGGTAAGGCATCTTCTACTGTTGCTACTTACATTATCAACAATGTTGCTGAAGTACGTAAAGATTGCGTTGCGTTTATTTCTCCAGAAGATACTGATGGTTCTATCATCCTTGGCTCTGACGCAGCTGCTATCTCTAAGATTACAACATACCGTGATGCGCTACCAAGCACATCATATGCTGTTCTTGATACTGGTTTCAAATATCAATATGATCGTTACAACGACAAGTTCCGCTATGTCCCACTAAATGGTGATATCGCTGGTCTATGCGCACGTACTGATTATACAACTGACCCATGGTTCTCTCCAGGTGGTCTAAATCGTGGTCAAATTAAGAACGTAGTTAAATTGGCTGTGAACCCAGGAAAAACACAACGTGACACTCTTTACAAGAAAGGTGTTAACCCAGTTGTTACATTCCCAGGAGAAGGTACTGTTCTATTTGGTGACAAGACTCTATTGTCTGCGCCAAGCGCATTTGATAGAATTAACGTACGTCGCTTGTTTATCGTTCTTGAAAAAGCGATTGCAACTGCTGCGAAATTCCAATTGTTCGAGTTCAACGATTCGTTTACTCGTGCTCAGTTCCGTAACCTAGTTGAGCCATTCCTAAGAGATGTTCAAGGACGTCGTGGTGTGACTGACTTCCGTGTTAAGTGTGATGACACAAATAACACTGGCGAGGTAATTGATCGCAATGAATTCGTTGCCGAGATCTTCGTTAAACCAAATCGTTCTATTAACTTTATCACTCTAACTTTCGTTGCTTCACGTTCTTCAGTGAATTTCAACGAAATTGGTGGATAATACCTAAATAATAGAAGAAAGAATTAAGGAGATATTAAATGGCAAATATTGCTGATTTTAAAGCGCAACTGGTTGGTGGTGGTGCTCGCCCTAATCAGTTCCGTGTAGAACTAGGATTCCCATCTTACGTTACCGCTGGCATTATCGCAGGTACTCGTGCTCAGTTTTTATGTAAAGCTGCTCAGTTACCTGCTGCTACGATTGAAGACATTCCTGTCCAATATCGTGGTCGTGCAGTTCACTTTGCTGGTGAGCGTACCTTTGCACCATGGACTGTTTCTATTATTAATGACACAACATTCAATATTAGAAATGCGTTCGAACAATGGTCAAATGGCGTTCAGAACCTAACAACTACAAACGGTAGAACCAATCCACGTGACTATCAAACTGATTTAATTGTTCATCAGTTAGATCGTAATGGTGGTATTATCAAGACGTATAAGTTTGTGGATGCATATCCAACAAACATTGGAGCGATTGCGTTAAGTTTTGATACAACAAATGCTATCGAAGAGTTCGAAGTAGAATTTACATACAACTTCTGGTCATCTAATACTGCGACAGCATCTGGTGTTGGTGTGAACGTCTCGATCGATACACCGATCGGTTCACTACCTATCCGTATCTAATACAATTTTTTATAATTATTTGAGAGTAGGTCAAACATGGCTGAATTATTTGGTTTTGAAATAAAGCGAAAGAAAGATAAAGAGTTGGCAAGCGTTGTCTTGCCTTCTCCCGATGATGGCAGCACGATTGTTAATAGTGCTGGTGGTTACTATGGGATGGTTCTCGATCTAGATTCTATAATCAAGAACGAGAACGATCTTATTAAGAAGTATAGAGAAATAGCAGGATATCCAGATTGCGATGCAGCGATCGAAGATATTGTAAACGAAGCGATTGTTTCTGAAGATAATAAATCTCCAGTTAACATTGTCTTAGACCATGTTAGACTTTCGCCAGCTATTAAGAATAAGATTCAAGATGAATTTGCAAATGTTCTAAAAGTTTTAAAATTTGAGGACAGATGCAATGACATGTTTAGATCATGGTATATAGATGGCAGACTCTACTACCACATTCTACTAGATGTCAATAAGCCAAAAGATGGCATTCATGAATTAAGATTTATTGATCCTCGCAAGATTCGCAAGATTAAAGAACTTGTGAAAGAGCGTGGACCAAATGGCGCAGATATTGTTACAGGCGTAGAAGAATACTACATCTATAACGACAAAGGTATTACTGAAGGAAGAACACAGGGAATCAGACTATCGTTAGATTCCGTAATTTTTGTGCCTTCAGGTGTAGTTGATAATAACACTGGTATGACATTGAGTCATTTGCATAAAGCAATTAAACCTGTGAATCAACTAAAGATGATTGAAGATTCTTTGGTCATTTATAGAATTACTAGAGCACCAGAACGTAGGGTGTTTTATATTGATGTCGGTAACTTGCCAAAGTTAAAAGCTGAGCAGTATGTTAACGATATCATGAATAAGTTTAAGAACAAGATTGTATATGATGCTACAACAGGTGAGGTCAAGGATGATCGAAAACACCTAAGTATGCTTGAAGACTTTTGGATGCCACGTCGTGAAGGTGGTAAGGGAACTGAGATTACTACATTACAAGGTGGTCAAAGTTTAGCGAATATTGACGATGTCAATTATTTCCAAAATAAATTATATCAAGCATTAAGTGTTCCAGTAACACGTCTAAGACAAGATACTGGGTTTACACTAGGTAAAGCATCAGAGATTACACGAGACGAAGTTAAGTTTAGTAAATTTATTAATCGTCTACGTAAAAAGTTTTCTAAAGTATTTTTAGATACTTTGAGAGTACAGTTAATCGCTAAGTCGATTATTAGTCCTGATGACTGGGATAACCTATCATTAGAGCAAGATATTAAATTTGACTTTATGAAGGATAACTTCTTCGCAGAGTTAAAGGGTACTGAAATTTTACAAGGTCGATTGAATATGCTACAAGCAATCGAACCTTATATTGGTAAATACTATTCAGTTGATTGGGTTCGTAAGAATGTGTTGCATCAAACTGACGAAGAGATCGAAGAGATCGATGGTGAGATTGATGACGAACAAGAGAAAATTTCTCAGTTGCAATTTGCGCCAACACCAGTTACGCAGCAACCTGATGAAGTTGAACCTGAAGCTGACGGTGAATCACAGAATGTTCCACAAGGAGAGTAATAAATGGATACTAGACAATTAGTTGATGCGATGGTTGCAGGTAAAGCAGTTGATATGGAAAACGCATTCAATGCTTGCGTAGCTGAAAGAGTCGCAGGTAAATTGACACAGATGAAGGCTGATCTTGCTGCTGGAATGTTCCAGAACGCAGAGGAAGCTGAATCCGTAGCCGAAGAATAATATGATTCATTTTTCGTCATTAAGGAAGAAAATACAAGACGTCACAAACGTCTTGGAATCATTTCAGTTTGGTATACAAAAGTCTAATGTTACAATTGCAAAAGACTTGACCGTATATATTGATGACGAAAAATTAGATCTAGAATTTACGAGTTTAGAAGAAGCCAGAGAATACGTTAAAGAGCATATATCTACACAAGAACTACTAGAGAGTATCGATATAACAATACCAGAAAATAGAGTAGCGTCATATATTAAGAAACACTACAATATAGAAAAGATCACCGATACTTTAATCGAGTCATATATTGAATTGGCTTCTTCTAACATTTTTACTGTAGATCCAGTTATTCTTGAAATGAAATCTGGATCTCTAATCGCAGGTAAATTAGACTATACGCTACAAGACGGTGCAGTAGTTGCTATTGATAATAGTACTCAATCAACACTAAATATGTTATTGAAAGACCGTCCTGAAATTGTAGAATATATGAGAGAGTCTAAAGAAAACTTTATGCGTATTGTAAGAGAAATTAAGGAATAACATGGCTCTGACCAAAAGCGTTTTAAGATTGACCCAAACCGAAGCTGTTGTTAAGATAGCAGGTAATGGTGGATCAGCAACAGTTGACTTACAAACAGATTTACTCGCATCCACTGAGGCTCTTGCATCTGGCAATCAAACAGTTACTATTACTGCCGTTCGTCACGGTGGCGAAAATTCTAATACACTTACCATTACACGAAATGGTGTTCGTGTTTTAACTTTACCGACTGAAACTGCAGACTATATTGCATTTGATGGTCAAGAGTTACCTCCAGAAAATACTGAGTCTACTTCTGATATAGTAGTAGCCCAAACAGGTACAGGGTATGTTGAGTTATACCTAAAATTGCGCAAGGTTTCTGGTTACGATACTAAGATTGAAACAGGCGCATTCGGTATTAAAGATGATACTACTGTAGTAGGGAGCTAAGAATGAAACTTATTAGAGAAGAAGTTCAAGACGTAAAATTTATCGTTGAAGAAAAAGTAGGAAAGAAAAAAGACTACTTTATCGAAGGAATTTTTTTACAAGCTGATATTAAAAACCGTAATGGCAGAATGTATCGTTCTGAAATTATGGATAGAGAAGTCGAACGCTACAACAAAGAGTATGTAGAAAGTAATCGTGCTTTCGGTGAACTTGGCCATCCAGATGGTCCAGGTATTAATCTACATCTTGTTTCGCATATGATTACATCATTGCGCAAAGAAGGTAGTAACTATATCGGTAAAGCAAAGATTTTAGAAACACCAAACGGTAATATTGCTCGAGGCTTGTTGGAAGGTGGAGCAAACCTTGGAGTTTCTAGTAGAGCAATGGGATCACTAAAAGAAGATGAAAATGGTGTTCAGATTGTTCAAGACGATTTCATGCTGTCCACAGCAGCAGATATCGTCGCCGACCCTTCAGCCCCAGATGCATTCGTTCGTGGCATCATGGAAGGTAAGGAGTGGGTTTTCGTTGATGGGAAATTTGTGGAGAAACATATCGATGCAGTCAAGCAAGCAATACGTAAGACTTCATCTAAAAATTTAACGGAAGCCAAGATCCGTGCTTTCCAGAATTTTTTGAGTAAAATCAAATAATTTATAAATAATTACATAGAACTCATCCAGTTACAGGAGACCAAAGATGTCAATTGAAAAGAAAATTGCCGAGATGCTAGCTGAATCACAAAAGCTACAAGCGTCATTGGGCGAAGAACAGAATCCCGATAATAAGAGAAACGATGTTCGTGAGCCTACAGCACCAACTACTAAGAAAGGTGATGTGAAAAGCAATGCGTCAGCAGCTGAAGCATCTAACCTTAAAGGTATGAAAGAGGAAGACGAAACTGTTCAAGACGAAGAACTTGTAGAAGAAGAAATCGTTGAAGACGAAGTCGTTACCGAAAAGAAAGAAAGAGAATATGCTATTGATGTCAGCGAAGACGTTGCTGCACTAGTCAATGGCGAAGATCTTTCAGAAGAATTTAAAACTAAAGCTGCAACTATTTTTGAAGCAGCTGTAGTTGCTCGTGTTAAGTCAGAAGTGGCTAAACTCGAGGAAGAGTTTGAAACACAGCTTGCTGAGCAAGTTGAAGGCTTCAAAGAGGGTCTTGTTGAAAAGGTTGATGGATATCTCAACTATATGGTTGAGCAGTGGATTGCTGATAATGAACTTGCCCTTGAATCTGGTATTAAGTCTGAAATTATGGAAGACTTTATCGAGAAGATTAAAGTTGCATTCCAAGAGTCTTACATTGAAATCCCTGAAGAGAGATTTGATGTATTGGCAGATATGGAAGAGAAACTACAATCGCTTGAGTCCAAACTAGACGAAACTGTCGCTAAGAATGTTGAATTAACAAAAGCAATCAATGAGTCTGCTCGTCAGTCAACAATTGATGCTTATGTAAAAGACATGGCTGACACTGACGTAGAAAAGTTTAAGTCTTTAGCAGAAGAATTGTCATATGATGATGCTGAATCATTCAAGACAAAACTTCAGACAATCCGTGAAAACTACTTTACTAAGAAGGCAACTTCGGATGTTAAGTCTGTTGTAACAGACAGTGCAGTAGAAGAATTAACAGAAGAGAAGGTCGTTGACCCATCGGTTAAGGCTTATCTAACTGCGTTTAACAGTATCAAGAAATAACAATCAATCCACAAGGAGTTAACAAATGGACCGCAATGATCTATTAAAAAAATGGGCACCGATTCTAGAACATGATTCGATGCCTGCAATTAAAGACCAGTATCGTAAAGAAGTTACTGCTGTTCTTTTAGAAAACCAAGAAAAGGCTCTTAAAGAAGAGCGTCAACAATTGTTTGAAACAACACCAGTTAACGCTGGTGGCTCTGGTATCGCTCTTGGCGGTGCTGGTACAAACGCTAACATGGCTGGCTATGACCCAGTTCTTATCAGCCTAGTACGTCGTGCTGCTCCACAAATGATCGCTTATGACATTTGCGGTGTTCAGCCAATGACACAACCAACAGGTCTAATCTTCGCAATGAAGAGCAAATACAGTGCACAAAACGGTACTGAGGCTCTTTACAACGAAGCTGACACATTGTTCTCTGGTACTGGTGACCGTGACAGCGGTACTGCTGGCTACCAAGGTCAACGTGGCAATAACCCATATGACGCTAACTATGACGTAGGTCGTGGTATGACTACAGCTACTGCTGAAGATCTAGGTGGTGCTAATACATTTAACGAAATGGCATTCAGCATCGAAAAGACTTCTGTAACTGCTAAGACTCGTGCTCTAAAAGCTGAGTACACAGTCGAACTAGCACAAGACTTGAAGTCAGTTCATGGTCTTGATGCTGAAGGCGAACTAAGCAGCATTCTTTCTACAGAAATTCTTGCTGAAATCAACCGTGAAGTTGTGCGTACAGTTTATCAATCTGCTAAGGTTGGTGCTCAAGCTGGTACTGCAGCTGCAGGTGTGTTCGACTTAGACGTTGATGCAAATGGTCGTTGGTCTGTTGAGAAATTCAAAGGCTTACTATTCCAAATCGAGCGTGAAGCAAATGCTATTGCTCAACAAACTCGTCGTGGTCGTGGTAACTTCATCATCTGCTCTAGCGACGTTGCTTCTGCAATGGCTATGGCTGGTGTTCTAGATTACACTCCAGCTCTTGCTGGCAACAACGGTTTGAATGTTGATGAGTCTTCAACAACTTTCGCTGGTGTTCTAAATGGTCGTTACAAAGTATATGTTGATCCATATACTGTTGCTAACGCATCTGCAGGTACTGGTCAACAGTTCTTCGTTGTTGGCTACAAAGGCGCATCCGCTTTTGACGCTGGCGTGTTCTACTGCCCATACGTTCCTCTACAATTGGTTCGTGCAATCGATCCAGCTACTTTCCAACCAAAGATTGGTTTCAAGACTCGCTACGGCATGGTCTCAAATCCATTCGTTCAATTGGACGGTTCTGGCAACATGGTTGCTGGCGAAAACTACTACTACCGTAAGGTACGTGTAAACAACCTAATGTAATTGGTTGAGTCACCGATAAGAGTGGCATTTAGAGAGGAGACTTCGGTCTCCTCTTTTTTTTCATATAAATAGATGTATGAACGATAAAGTCAAGGTCATCATTCTTTCTGACTTGCTCGATGTGAAAGCAAGAAAAGAAAAAGAGTTGCGATTCTATGCTGAACAGCTAGACGAATTGCAGAAGAGAATGTTTTTCATTCAAAAAGAGATCAAACTGACTAACGATATTATTGACATGATAAAACACGAAAAAGTTTTAGATATGCGTGAACACCTTAATAACCTGAGAGATGAATAATGGCGCAAGTATTAACCTGTCCTGTACCAGAAAATATAAATTTCCTAAGTCCTAATGGATTTAAACTTTCTATTGATAAGTTACCCGAGTTAACATTTTTTGCTACAGAAGTAAACCTTCCTGGACTTCAATTAGGCGAACCAGAGTTTGGTACTCCATTCTCACGTGTTCCTGTTCCTGGAGAAACACTAACATATGATTCATTTGAAATACGTTTTATGGTTGATGAGAAAATGAAAAACTATAAAGCGATCTACAACTGGATGGTTGCGCTAGGATTCCCAGAGTCATATAGTCAATACGTAAATCTAGTTGATGAAGCAGAATTAGATAAAATTAGCGAGTTGGCTGCAAACTATTCAGATGCTACATTGCAAATCTTAACTAACGTGAATACTGACAATCAAATTATTCAGTTCCACGATTGTTTCCCTACTGCTATTTCTTCTATGCTGTTCCAAGCGCAAAACCAAGATGTGCAATATATTGGAGCAACAGCTACGTTTAAATTCTCGTACTACAAGTTCTTGTAAACTACTTTACAATAATTGACATTTAAGGTATAGTAATATATACCTATGGAGAAATATTATGAACATTGAACAATTACAGGAGATGTGGGCTGGTGATTGCAAGATAGACGATGACCGTCTTGACAAAGAAGCAGTTAGAACACCCAACCTCCACTCAAAATATCTAAACATCCTAATCGCAAACAAATTAAAACTTGCTAAAGTTAAGGCAGACTACAACACACTTAGACAAGCAAAGTTTCGTTACTATCGTGGCGAGATGGGCAAGCAAGAGTTGTCAGATTATAATTGGGAACAATGGCAAGGGGCAAAGCCATTGAAGAATGAGATGGATGAATTTCTAGCAGGAGATTCAGACCTGAATAAAGAATACATAAAAATGGAATATATTTCAGCAATCGTGTTTTTCTGTGAGTCTATCTTGAATCAAATTAAATCAAGAGACTTTCAGATTAAAGGTGCTATTGACTGGAAGAAATTTATTAGTGGTGCTTAATGAAGTTAAAAATTGAAAAACTAGATAACGTCTATGTAAGAATCTTATCTGAAGATGAAGGTTTGCTTTATGAACTTTCTGAATTTTTTACATACGAATATCCAGGAGCAAGGTTTACGCCACAGTATCGTGCTAGACTTTGGGATGGTAAAGTCCGTATGTATGATATTATGCGTAAGACTTTATACGTAGGTCTAGTTGGATATGTTGAAAACTTCGCATTAGAACGTGGATATGAAATTGAATATGTCAATCAAGTTATCACGCATACTAATGTAGAATTATCTACAGTACAAGAGTTTGCTACATGGCTTACGCCAATGGGTCACGGACAACCTATCGAGATACGTGACTATCAATTAGAAGCAGTACACAAAGCCATTCATAATGAGCGTGTATTATTGCTATCACCAACTGCCTCAGGTAAGTCTTTCATTATCTATACTACGATGCGCTGGCATCTAAATGAAGGACGTAAACAAATTATCATAGTCCCCACAACTTCTTTAGTAGAACAGTTGTATGCGGACTTTGCTGATTATTCCTCAGCTAATGGTTGGAGGGTTGACAAACACTGCCAGAAATTATACTCTGGCTTTCCCAAAGACTTTAGTTCTGATATCCTTATTACTACTTGGCAATCTATCTACAAACAACCAAAAAGCTGGTTTAATCAGTTTGAAGTAATTTTTGGCGACGAAGCGCATCAATTTAAAGCCAAGTCCTTGACTACTGTAATGGAAAAATTAACAGAGGTAAGGTATAGGGTTGGAACTACAGGAACACTAGACAATAAGAAAGTCCACAAACTGGTTCTTGAGGGAATCTTTGGACCGATGCACCGAGTGACTACAACCAAGCAATTGATGGATAGTCAGAGACTTGCTAACCTAAATATAACATGTATACTGTTGAAATATGACGATATAACAAGGCAGGGTAGGAAGAACAATCAGTATCAAGATGAAATGGATTTCCTAGTCTCCAACGATAAACGAAATAATTTTATACGTAATCTTGCAGTAAAGTCTGAAGGCAACACATTAGTTCTTTTCCAGTATGTTGAAAAACACGGTAGGATACTTTATGATCTTATTAAGGAAAAGACTCACTCTGAACGAAAAGTGTTTTTCGTCTATGGTGGTACCGAGACAACTGATCGTGAAGCGATTAGACATATTACTGAAGGGGAGACAGATGCTATTATTATCGCATCGTTTGGAACTTTCTCTACAGGGATTAATATTCCCTCGATTGAAAATGTTATCTTCGCTTCGCCAAGTAAAAGCAAGATTAGAAACCTACAAAGTATAGGTCGTGGATTAAGATTGAAAGACGGTAAGACTGAATGCAACTTATATGATATCGCAGATGATTTGTCATGGAAGTCCTGGAAAAATCACACACTGCATCACTTTGCAGAAAGAGTTAAGATTTATTCAGAAGAAAAATTTGATTACAAGTTAGTGGAGGTAGAGTTAAAGCCATGAGTACACAAGACGAAGACAAGTACGTTTACTTGAAAATGCAGAATGGTGAAAATATTATGGCTACTAAAGTGTTTGAGAATAATGAAATAATTACAATCGAGTCGCCAATGTTGATTCGTATGTTCCCAAGATTAGAACCAACTGGGTTGGTGGAACAAATTACATCTGGACCATATTGCCAGTTTACTGAAGAACGTACTTTTACTTTTCAGAAAAAAGATGTGCTCTTTACAAAAAGATTACATACGATGATGATTCCTCACTATGAGAGAATGATTTCTGAACAAGAAGGGATTGATGAGCCAGAGTTGGCAGGGGATGATACTGTTGAAAATATTTCGAAGGCAGTAGATCACCTCCATAGCATTTTCGAGAAAGCCAAACAAAGGAAAGAACAGAAGCAAGAGGTAGAAGAAGAACCATTTACTTTCGTTCTAGGTAATGATACAATGCATTAACTGTTAACTGATCATCCTTGACACCGTCTATTATGCCTGTTGTCAAGTTTGGAAGCAAATATATTTTCCAATAAAACATACTTGCTTTTTATAAATGTATAAAGTATAATGACTGTAGTTAATAAAAAAGGTACTGAAACATGGCAACACATTATGTAAACAATGCTGAGTTACTAGCAGCACTAATTGAGTTTAGAAAAAAGATAGCAGAAGCGCAAGAGTCAGGTGAACCTGAACCGAGAGTTCCTGAATATGTTGGTAAGTGTATTTTGCAGATTGCAACTCACCTATCATACAAACCAAACTTTTTAAACTATACTTACCGAGAAGAGATGATTAGCGATGGGATTGAAAATTGCATCCAGTATGTAAAAAACTTTGATCCTGATAAATCAAAAAACCCCTTCGCTTACTTTACACAAATTATATGGTATGCTTTTTTGCGAAGAATTCAAAAAGAGAAAAAGCAAAATTATGTGAAACAAAAACTAATTCAAGATATGCCCTTCGACTCATTTGAGTTACAGGAGCACGATGAAGACGGCATATATAATAACCCATATCTTGATTATTTGCAGATGAACAATAATACTGTTGTTCCTCTAAAACCTAAAAAAACCAAAAAGCGTTCTACGCTTGAAGACTTTACTGAAGGAGATGTCAATGGCTACAACTTATGAAGTTTACCATCGTGATGAGTGGATCCCTGCTACGTTTGTAAGAGACGCAGATGATGACCGTGTTTTCTTGTCATACATGCACGTTGAAGACGATGAAGATGGCGAACCAAAAGAAGCAGTTGAACGTACAACAAATTTCTTGAAGAGCGAAGTAAGAATTACTGAATAATTAAGTCAGGATATATTATGAAGATTGCGATTATAACTGATCAGCACTTTGGTGCTCGTAACGATTCAGTGGCGTTCTTAAATTATTATGAAAAGTTTTATGAAAATGTTTTCTTTCCTAAGTTAAAAGAGGAAGGAATCAACACAGTACTTATTCTCGGCGACACATTTGACCGACGTAAGTATGTAAACTTTCTGTCTCTAAAAAGAGCGAAAGAAATGTTCTTCGATAAATTAGAAGAACTGGGTGTCACTGTGCACATGCTTGCTGGTAATCACGACACCTATTTTAAAAACACCAACGATGTAAACTCTGTTGATTTGTTGTTGGCAGAATATACCAACATTAATGTTATTGACAGCCCCACCACAATCTATGTGGATGATATACCTATCTGTATGATGCCATGGATCTGCGCTGAGAACTATGCTGATTCCATTGAAACACTGAAGTCTACTCGAGCTGAAATTTGTATGGGACACTTTGAGATCGCAGGGTTTGCCATGTACAAAGGAATGGAAAGCCATGACGGACTTGATCCTTCTCTATTTAAGAAGTTTGACTGTGTTTTTTCTGGGCACTATCATCATCGCAGTAGTAATGATAATATTACCTATGTTGGAAACCCATATGAACTTACTTGGCAGGATTATAATGATCCTCGTGGTTTCAACACCTTTGATCTTAGCAATCGTCAGCTTAGTTTCGTGGTAAACCCATACACAATGTTTGCACGTTATGAATATGATGACGCAACTTGTGATCCCGATACCGTTGATGTATCTGTCTTCTCTGAAAAATTTGTTAAAGTCGTTGTTGTAAACAAGGCTGACTTTTACAAGTTTGACAAATTCCTATCAAGGATGTATACTTATAGTCCTCCACCTTTTGAAGTGAAAATCATTGAAGATTTTTCTGCTTTCAATGAAGGGGAAGTTTCTTCTGAAATAAATTTAGAAGATACACAAACAGTTTTGAGCGAGTATATTGATTCCATCGAGACAGATCTTGATAAAGAGAAAATCAAAACATTCGTCAAAACACTTTATACTGAGGCAATCAACGTAGAGGTAGTTTGATGCAACAACTTGAGATTCAATATTTTTATCCGTTGACGGAACAGATTCCGCTCGATCTTGATTATACCAAAACGCATGAGTATGAACAAGAAACAAGACAAAAATATCTTAGTGGTAGTACCATAACACTATCATCTTATAATGGAACTACTAGCGCAATTACTCTAACAACAAATGCTATCGACTGGAATAATAGCACTAGACTTGGTAATTGGGAAATTGAAAGTGGCGAGAAAAAGCCAAACAAGTTACAGAAATTTTTTATGAAGTATATTTTCGGTATGAAATGGATGGGTAAATGATAACATTGAAGTCTGTATCATGGAAGAACTTATTATCAACTGGCAATTCATCTAATACGGTTCAACTGAATCGTTCTCTTACTACACTAATTGTGGGTAAGAATGGTGAGGGTAAGTCAACAATCCTGGACGCATTATGCTTTGGATTGTTTGGTAAGCCATTCCGCAACATCAATAAGAATCAACTAATCAATAGTATCAACCTCAAGAACTGTCTTGTAGAAATTGAGTTTGATATTGGCGCAACACCATACAAAATTATTAGAGGTATTAAACCAAACCTCTTTGAAATTTATCAGGGCACCACTTTACTTAATCAAGATTCTGCTAATCGTGACTATCAGAAGATCCTTGAACAACAAATCCTAAAATTAAATTATAAGACCTTTACACAGGTAGTGATATTGGGTAGTGCATCCTTTGTGCCTTTTATGCAACTTCCTAGTACTCAGCGTAGGGATGTTATTGAAGACATCCTTGATATCCGTATCTTCTCCACAATGAACAGTCTTCTAAAAGAGAAGAGCGCAAAATCTAAAATGGAGTTACTCGATGTTGAATCTACAATACTGCGATCAAGAGCAGAAGTCGATGCTCAACAAAAACTTATCAAATCCTTGGTTCAATCCAAAAACGAATTTGTCGATTCTATACAACAAAAAATCTCGGCAAATAATCTGGAGATTTCAACCATCTCAGCAAGCATTGAGGCAACTAATGCAAGAGTTGAGGAACTACGAGCAAGTATAGTTGATAAGGATGAGGTATCTACAAACCTTGACAAACTCATCAACACTCTAAACAGAAAAACTGAAAAGAATGAAGAGATTGAAACTTCAGTTGAGTTTTTCCTGAACAACGATAGCTGTCCTTCTTGTGCTCAAAATATTCCACATGAACATAAGACCAGTATTGTTGAAAAGATGAAGCAGGAAACAAAGAGTAACGAAGAATTTATTCAAAAGATTGAAGATGCTTTGGTCAACCTCCGTAAACGTACTAAAGAAATTGAGACTACTCAGTCTGAGATTTTACAACTAAGCGCAGAAGTGTCTTCATTCAACTCATCTATCACATTACTTAACAAGCAGAACACTGCGTTGCAAACAGAGATTGAAGACGTTAAAGAAAACACAACTAATATTGACGCTGAGAAAATCAAACTAAAAGAACTTGCCTCAAAAGCACTTGAAGACATCAACAGAAAAACTGAACTGATGGAACAAAGGAACTTAGAGGAAGTTGCAGCAACACTATTAAAAGACACTGGCATTAAGACAGCAATCATTCGTGAGTATCTTCCTGCCATGAATAAGTTAATCAATATGTATCTGCAAGCGATGGACTTCTTTGTTCACTTTGAACTTGATGAGTCTTTCAATGAAGTTATCAAGTCCCGTTATCGTGACGAGTTTACCTATGCGAGTTTCTCTGAAGGTGAGAAGATGCGTATTGACTTGGCAATCTTGTTTACATGGCGTCAGATTGCAAAGATGAAAAACTCTGTAAACACCAACCTTCTAATTCTTGATGAAATTTTTGATTCTTCTCTTGACACCTCAGGAACTGACTACTTCCTATCTGTCATGTCACAACTTGGCGAAAAGACCAACACCTTCGTTATCAGTCACAAAGGCGATCAGCTGTTCGATAAATTCCGTAGCGTGATCAAATTTGAGAAACGTAACGACTTTTCCGTCATCGTCGCTCCATAATAACCCTACAACCTGTAGGGGATTAAAACCCTTGGAAACCCTCTGCTGGAGAGGGGCTTTACTTTAATTCAGAAATCCTGTATAATTATTCTATAAATTGATGAAAAAAGGACTGAATTATGTGGAATGGCTTTTCTGATACCGACCTTATTCGTTTGGCTTATGACTACTGCCTTGATGCGTGTTTGATGATCCAAGACGGTGTCTTGATGAATCGTTCTCAAGTCGAGCGTATCTTGACTGAGTATGAACACGATCTAGCATTCGCTTGACATTAATTCATGACTGAGGTATAATTATATTATGATGACAAACAATTCAAAAGACTTACTAGCAAAGTTGCTCGCCAGCGAGAATCTGATGATTCTTAGGGCACCAGTGCGTACCGCATCGTTTGATGTTGAGTCCCGTACTCTCACACTTCCTCAATGGAAAGACATGTCAGAATCAGTAGAAGAAATGCTGATTGGTCATGAAGTGGGTCACGCACTGTTCACTACTAATGAGTATATCAAACAAGAAGGTTATACTCACTCTTTTCATGGATACATGAACGTATGTGAAGACGTACGCATTGAAAAGAAAATTAAAAACAAGTATCCAGGTCTACGTCGCACTTTTATCCAAGGCTACAAAGAACTCAATCAAAAAGACTTCTTTGACTTGCAGGGTCGCGATCTCTCTAAACTTCTACTGATTGACCGTATCAACCTATACTACAAGTGCGGTATCAACTGTGGCGTTCGTTTTACGCCAGCTGAAATGGACTTGGTTCGCAAAGTTGAAATGACGGACACCATGGCAGACGTGTTGGCAGTTGCGCAGGAAATTTATGCCTTCACCAAAGAAGAGCGCAAGAAATTCCGTCAGCAGATGAAAGAAGATCGTCTAAAATTAAATCTTGATTCAGAAGATGCTCAGGAAGAACTTGAGGAAGCACTCGACCTCTTGGGTGAAGAACAAGGCGATGAGGACGACTGGGACACATCGCCAATTGATGACGAAGAACTTGACGAAGACGAACTCGATGACTTTGAAGAAAAACAGGGCAAGGGTGCAGGCGACCCCTATAAAGAAGAGGAAAAACCTGAGCCAGTCCCTGAGCCAACTGAGGATGAAGAAATTACATCCCATACGGACGAAGCATTCTACCGCAGAGTAGAGGAATATGCAGATACTAATACGCAGGTTCGTACCTATGAGCCAGTGCTGGCTGATAATATCTTTGATGATACCGTGATTGGATACAAACGTGTCCTTGCTGAACTTGAAGTCGAACGCAAAGTGCGTGACGAAAAATGGTTCTATGACCATACCACAGGTGTAGTCAACAAAGACGCTGTGAAAAAACATTATGAAAAATCACAGAAAAATGTTGACTCATTTAAGAACGAAACCAGTCGTGTGGTTAACTACCTTGTAAAAGAATTTGAAATGCGCAAGTCCGCTACACAATATAAGCGTACGCAGACTGCTAAGATTGGTCAACTAGATACACGCAAACTTGCTGTATATCAACTGACTGATGACTTGTTCCGTCGCATACATGTTGTTCCTGATGCTAAGAATCACGGTATGTTGTTCTTGCTTGATTGGTCAGGTTCAATGACTGAATGTATTGACGACACTATCAAACAAGTAATCAGCTTGGCTATGTTCTGCCAACGTGCTATGATTCCATATCAGGTGTTTGCTTTCTCTAGTGACTATGACAAAGCAAAACGTAGCGATCATACTACACGCATTAACTTGTATGAGGTAAACAAGGCTGAGCAAAACAAAAACAAATTCCGTGGCTGTGAATCATTTAATTTGATTGAATTCTTCAACAACAAAATGAGCACAAGTGAATTTAATCGCATGGTTCAGTTTATGTTAGACCAACCCTATCGCTACGGCAGTTCCTATGGAATGGGTGGTACGCCACTAAACGAAGCATTGTTGTATATGATTGAAACTCAGATTTCAAAATTCTTGAAGACAAACAATGTAGAGAAGTTTTCTTTGATTACGCTGACGGATGGTCAGGGTAGTAGCCTGAATACTTTGGGTGGTTCTATCCAAGAATCAGACTACAACTATGAAACTCACAAGTCTATCAAAGTTAAAAACTACATGCGTGATCCTATCACTCGCAAAGAGTATGCGCTAGGACGTTACAACCATACTCCAGTGTTGTTGAATATCATTCGTGATAGATTCAACTGCTCAGTGGTTGGCTTCCATGTCTTGCGTAATAGTAAGCGTATCCTTGAGCAGTTCTGCCACGATAATCTTGGTCGTGCTGATAACACTCCAGGAGAGTATACTGGACGCAGGTTACTTGTTGATGAGATGCGTGTTGAGTTGCGTAAAGAAGGTTTTTACAGCTTGACAGGCACAGGGCACGATGAGTTGTTCTTGGTGTCTATTGCTAAACTCGAGA